CCCAAAGGCTCGGTACATCTGGCTGGTCAACGACCATGACGTTGAAGACAATCAGCTTTTGCGATGGGGCATTCAAAACATGGGTTTGAGCTACGATATGATTTGCAACAATCCCAGACAAGGATACCGCCATTGGATCTTGAACAAGAACATTGCAAATAAGAAACTTAATGATTTTATTAATAACTGGCTTACTGTTAATCTAAATTCATTGATAATGGACGATGATAGAACGCCGGTTAATATGTCAAATAAAAGCGGCGTGATTTATTATGGAACTTACCGCAAATGGCGAGCAGAGTCGTTCAAGAAGTTCCTGACTGAAGGAGTGTTTCTGTCTGCTTCAAATAAAAACTGGAAAAAATTCCAAGGACTTGGCTGTAACTGCAATTACATACCAAAACTTGAATGGCAAAAGAATAACGAAGACTTACGAAAGTATAAATATTCAATTTATATGGAAGACGAGCATACTCATAATAATTATGCTTTTCTTGCCAATCGATTCTATGAATCTCTAATGTCCGATGTTGTTATGTTGTTTGACGCCGACTGTTCAAATACAATTAAAAAGTGCGGATACGTTATTCCAGAATCTTTGATTCTCGACGATAAAAAGCTCAAGAACGGAGTGGTTAATTATGCAGAGTCTCTCGCTTTTCAAACCAATCTGATGTACCAGCAGACTTTTTTCTCTCAAGCAATGGATGAAAAATTAACAGCTTTAAACCAAATAAAAGAATTCATCAAATGAAATTCCTAACACGTTTCGTAATTCCTAATTTGTCAGCGCAAAAGATCGGCATTGATTTAGTAGAAAACTATATCTGTGATATAAATAGCCACAAGCCTCCCCAAAATTTTGTTGTTATTTCGTCCGAAGATATACAAAAGCCAATTTTGATGGAAGTATCAGAGTTTGACTTTCTTGAAGATAGAATTGTATTTCGAGGCTGGTTAAATTATAATTATACTGGTGAATCTTATTTGTGCAAAGGTGCAGTTGAATTGAGGGCGACGCCATGATTTTCTATAAAACTCTTTGCGATATTGAATTAATAGCCGATAATCCAAATTTTGGCGTCAAGAGCCAAAAAGTTATTTTATACAAGGATCAATTTTTCTCTGTAGTTCACAAACAGAAAGATTTTTTCGATTCTGATATTGAATATTGGACAAATTCATTTGGATGGATTTTTAAAATAAACAGAAAAGATTTGGGCAATATAATCGAAAGCAACTTACCATGATGACTTTAAAAGAACAGGAAAAAAAAGTATGGTCTGAGCTTGAACTTATCAAGTCAGATATTGAAAACATTGTTGGTTTTAAAATAAATAAAAGAAATTATAAAAAAGCAATTATTGAACTGACCAGACAGGCTGCTTCAGAACAGGATTTGATTGGGAACTTGCCCACAGAGGTTCAAGAAAAAATTCAAAACTTTTTTTATTCATGTCAAACATTCTTATCTGACGTTATCTGGATGGGCAATGAAGGCAGAAACCTTGAGGTAAATATATCTTATAAAGGTAATGTTCTTTCTCATTGGAAAATCCCAATTGATATTTTCTTTTCCAAAGAGGATGCTTACACGATATCTTCTATCACAATGATAAAGAGCTTTCATGATTCTTTGATTGGGTTCTTGCTGTCACCAAAGATGAGAAGCGAGATCGTTAATGGCGACCAAGATGCTATTAAATTACTCTATTCTTCTATGAATCGACCCTCAATGTCGTCTTCTCTTTCTAATTTGATCATGATCAAAGATAATTTCCCAGATTTTTACAAACACATCACTACAAAACTCGACGTTATGACGGTTGAGGAAATGAAAAAATATATATCAAATAAATCAAAGGAGTAAAATGATTTTTACGCATACCGGACTTCTTGGGGATTTTATCCAAACTTGGCCGATTGCTTCTTGGTATTATCAAAAGACAGGGGAAAAAATAGACTTTGTAGTTACTGATGCAGACTGTTTCAAAGATATTGCTGAATTGACACTGAAACAGCCATTTACAAATAGTATAAGGAAAGTTCCTTTTAAAGTTAATGATTATGGATGTGGTGGTCAACCTTATAAATTCAATCCAGCAGACTTTGGCATAAATGGAGAATACATGAATTTTGGCTATCCATGTTATCCCCAATTGCAGCATGGATGGATTCCGTATTTATTGGCTAGAGAAAACGATTTAGGAGTAGATGAAAATTTCGTAATAAACGTGCCTGTTAAAGAAGCCGTTAATACTGATGTTCTGGTTTCAAAACCTTTTATTATAGAACAGAATCAAAAACTGCAATATGATGGATTGGGTAAAAGAGAATGGGGCGTTTTTATGTTATCTTATTTCGTTCCTAGCTCAGTAAAAACAATCTCTGGTAAAAATGGACTTTATGCTGATCTTTGCCAAATTAAACAAGCTAGTCACACTTACGTTTCTGAAGGAGGGTTGAGCATTATTTTAGATTTAATGGATGTAAATTTCACAATGTATTACAGAGAACAAGGAGGTTGTGATGGAAGATGGTTTGAGTCCGTTTATTATAGACAAAATAATCCAAAAAGAAAATTTATATCAATCCCCAAAGGAATAACCTTTCATAAATCACCGTAACATTAATGCCTCATCTCAACGCAAATATTCCTGTATTTCCAGCTTACTTAAAAAGCGATTTTCTTTATAACAACGAGAATAAGAAAACAGAATACATTCTCTGTGAGGTATTTGGAATCACTAGTTTAACCAGAAGATGTTTAACGTTTCAAGTCATGACAGAATATGGTTCGCGTCATGATCGCGTTCCAATTCATTATTTGGTTAATGAACCACAGCACTCTAATCTACCTTTAGATTGGTTGCAGCTTTGGGATTGCTTTTCTTATGATATTTCAGTAACCCGATGGGAATACCATAAGAATTCTAGAGTTAATATTCAGCTAAAGAATCACGAATGGGTTGAAGGTAAATATCTTTTTACTATTGATTGGCGCGATAATCCAGATGCGTCTTACGGATATTCAGAGATGGCTGGCGGTCACAAATGCGGTCACGTTATTTGGGGTTTAAAAGATAAGGATGGTAAACCTGTAAATCAATTATTTTTGCAGCCAAATAATAGAGTCCTTTGGAAAGATGGTGGAGCTTTTATTTCAAAAAAACTTGACAAACCTGATTGGCAGGTGTTTACTCAGGAATTCACTTGTGAAGGAGAAGGCAAATGGATAGCGGGAGACAACTGGGATTATTTTTATCAATTTAAAAAAGAACAATAATGAAATTCGTAATTACTCAAGGTTGTATCGCATATGATTTTACCGTAGATGGAAAACGATTCGATGATCTTCCTAAAGAAGAAAAGGAAAAAATCATTGATCACGTTCTCGCAAAGGTGAAAGAGCAAATTTTTAATAATCATATTGGATTCCAAGGAATCTTAGAGCATTTTCAGTATGACTCTCATGAGTACGGACCCAAATGTGATCAGTGCGGAGACTCCGTAAGCACAACGATTATTACTATTTAATTTAATGAAATCTAATTTTGTTTTGCTGAATCCACAAGAGCAAGCATTGTGTCGCTATTTAGCGAAACTGCGGCACAAGAATGCTAGAAATAAAAATGTAAAAAATAACAAGATTGGCGGTCAAAGCGACGAAATGACCGATCTTGAAGGAATCGGAGGTGAAGTTGCATTCTGCAAACTGTTTAATCTTTATCCCGACATTTCAATTGAGGTCAGAAACTCAAAGACCGACAAAGGTGATGCGGTTCTGAATGATCTCGTCATTGATGTAAAAACAACGAAATACAGAACCGGCAGGTTGTTAGCTGCTCCGTGGAAAGAGCCAAGTGTTGATTTGTATGCCCTCATGATCGGAGAAATCGACAAGGGTTATTCTTTTAAAGGATTTATGGCTTACTCGGAGCTAACTAAACAAGAAAGACTTTTAGATCTGGGGCATGGCAAAGGATACGCCGCTAATCAAGAAGAGCTAGAGCTTGATATTAATAATTTTAAATTGGAAAAAAGTTACAAATCTTGAAGTCAAAAATAAACCCTTGACTGAACTAGGTTTTTCTGATCTGCTTCTGGAGAAATGAAGCTATCCCTCTGTTGCATCTCTAACGTTCTTGCCGAGCAAGGTCACAAGTTTCAGACTATGACCTTGACACGTTTCTTGTCGCTGCCCCGTGCAGACGCCATCCGCATTCTCAGCGAACGCATCCTCAACAACTTCGTTGTCACCAATCGCATCATTCAGCATTGCGCCGACACCGGCATTGCTGGCTACCGTTTGTCCTCTACGCT